GTGCCAATCCAGTTCAAAATAAGGTAGTAAAAGCATATGTAGACGCTAAGAAAGTGCCGATGATTGGCATCGAAAACATATTTACTGGAAACCCGTTTTGCTTAGCTAATGGAGAAGTAATAACTGTACAAACATCATGGGATATAGACAATGGCGGCTATCAAGTTAGCAACATAAAATATCCTGCTGGAGCAACCGTTAATCTTACTGTTAGTTTATCAATACCAGCAAATAGTATTGTTGTTGTCGATGTTAACACGCTTAATGGTGAGAATATTGTCCGTTCAGGATCTCTCACTCGACCCAATTTCTCAAATAGTCCATCAAATTGGAATCTATCGATTAAGTTTACTGGACAGAGTACGTCGTCTACGCGATCAACAATTAGATACATGCCGTTAGTTATCCACTTAGGTTAAAGAAAGGAAGATAATAAAAATGGATAAAGTCATCTTAACTGATAAGACAGAATTTGAGATTCTCGAAAACTCTAGTCTTAGCAACATCAAAATCAACGTCAAAAGCACTGGAGATATCAAGCAGGTAGTTCATGCGTTCCAAGACGAGAACTTAAAGTCTGTAACGTTTACCAATGATGGAAAGACAACTGCCGAATATTCGGATATGAAATATGATACATGCTTCTGTGCTCCTCATACTGGAACTGATGGGACTGAGGACGGTACATACGATGTATCTATCTCAATCAGATCAAAAACAGAAATTGAGAAGGCTATTGAGGAACTGAAAGCAGAGCATGAGTTAAACGCTGGAGCAATTCAGGATCTTGCAGATATGATAGCAGGAGGTGGTGAATGATGGAAACTTTTAGTAGATTGATTAAGTTTTACGTGCATAGAATTACTGTAGATAAAAAACTTAAACTTGGTGATGTACCGGAAAAGTGGAGAGATGAAGTCAAAAAAGAAATTGAAAAATAATTGTTGTACAAAATAAGCAAAATATGTTATAATTGCAGATATAAAAAAGGTGGTGATATAAATGACAGTTGATGTTGTAACTGATAGATTTCAGACAACTAAAGTTTCTCAGAAAATAGTCGGTTCTGAACCTAAAGCAGATTTTAATGCCTTGTTTAAAAGTGAAGGATACAAATTTGCAGAGCAAATTTATAAAATGTTAAAGAATAGTGATATTGATAACAAGGCATTTCAAAAACAAGTAAATGATTTACTTAAACAATATTCAGATAAGATCGACGCAAATACGTCAAAGATTGCAGCAGATTCTAGCAGAATAGGGAAAGCTGAAAATGATATTCAGCTAACTAATCTTATAGTTCAACGTTTGCGAGATGATTTCTCAGGTTTACAAAATACTGTTAATTATAATGGTCAGAATATTGGTTCTCTTATAAATGACGTATCTTCACTGAAAAGTCAAACGTCTTCGTTATCGGATAAATATACGGCTCTTAGTTACGCAATTGATAACGAAGCATTTCAATTGTCAGGTTTAGGTTCTGAAAACGGAAATGATCCAGACTTACAAGGAATGAGCAGAGGCTTAACATTGAGACTTGCCAGTAGTGTATATTTGATAGGTGCATCTTTTAGACCTTCAGGGAACGTATACCTTTCTAGTGCTAGAGAAGTATTACGGATAACAGGATTGTCTTCTATAGGTTTTAAGAATGCATTTGTAAATAGTGAATCACTTTCTGTTGCTGGAAGTTCAACAATTGTAATTGTAGACGGTGAACTGGATGGAGATGCTGTAAGCATTAAAGTTAAAGCACCAACGGGGCAGATTTTGTTACCAGCATATGAAGAAATACATCTTCCAATTATGCGAATATTTTTGACATAAGTAGACTGGTGGTGAGTATATGAACCCTATTTCTATAATTACATGTTGCGTAGGAATAATCGGTTGTGTAATTGGTGTTGCAACATTCGTATCGGCACAATTGTCAAAAGCAAAACAAGATGGTGCTTTAATGGAAAAAGTTGATTATCTTGTAAGAGGATTTGACGAACAAAAGAAGGATCAAAAGCAACGCAATGACCATCAAGATGATATTATTTCAGAACATGCAATTGCAATTGAGAACTTACAAACGAGAATGAAGAATGTAGAAAAGGTGGTGTTTAACAAACATGAGTGATGAACAGTTAGAAAGAGAGAATGAGAGATTGTCAGCTTTAAATTCAATTCTTCTTGATACTGCTAAGAGTCAAGAAAAATTGATTAAACAATTTAGGAAAATGCTTTTGGTTGTTGTGGTTTGCTTTGCTTGTATTATATGCTGCATGACAATAGGTTTCTTTTGGTACGAAAGCCAATTTGAAACTACGACGACAACGACTACAAGTGGATTTTTCAAACTGCTAGGCAATACATGTTGCCAACCAAATAACGACCTTAGATCAATTAACGGAACAGCTCCGGCAGTTCAATCTGCATCTGGCAATGAAGTTGTTGCTCAATCAAAAGGTAAATAAAGGAGGTGGCTGAGATATGAAGATGATTAAGAAGCTTGAAAAGTATATCAATGAAGAGATTGGTGATGCTAAGAAGTATATTGAATGTGCATTGGCACACAAAGACGAGAACAGAGATCTTGCTGATACATTCTACGATTTAAGTCAGCAGGAAGTAAAGCATGCCGATATGCTTCATAAGCAAGTAGTTGAGATGATTGATCAGTATAAGCAGGAACACGGTGCTCCACCTGAGAATATGTTGGCTATTTACGAATACTTACATGAACAGGAAATCGAAGCAATGAAAGAAGTTAAGATGATGCAGCAAATGTATAAGTAGTTTATTAAGGGATGGTTGAAATATACCGTCCTTTTTTGTTTTGAAAATATTTTGAAATAACTGTTGCCATTATACAGAAAGTGTGGTATTATAATATTAACAAATAAATCAGTAAACGTTCAGGAGGACAAAGAAATGAAGGAAAGAATTTTATCAGAGTTAAAGAAGAGAATTGAAAAGGATTACAACAAAGGACCATTATTTAGAATGGGTTACATCAATCTTCAAATGAAAAAATTCGTAATGGATATGCAGGATGAAGACGGTGAGGAAGAATTTGAAGGAGATTGCTTACAAATCAGTTATTTATTTTATACAAATAAATTTGGATTGATTGCAGAATTTGCAAAGCCTGAATTTGATAAGGTATTCAAATTTGATAGCTTAGAAGAAGTTGCACAGTTCTTAGTCGAAACATATTGTTAATAAAAAATGGCCGGCGAAATTCCGGCCAATAAATAAAAACAAATTTCTAGGAGGAAAAAATGGGATTTGAGAAAACAAAAAGATTTTTAGTTAGATACATCGATGGAGAAGATGAGGGATGTATTGAAAAAGATACACTTGAAGAAGCATTGAGAACAAAACAGTTTCTTATTGATGAAGAAGAGTGTGAATATGTAGAACTGTATGATACAGCAGAGGATAGGTTTTGTTAATAAATTTCTAGGAGGAAAATGATATGGCAGTAAAATTTATGTTAGTAGTAAACATCAACAATAACAAGAAGACAATTGTAAACAATTCAGAAGAAGCTTATAAAAAGAATTTAAGTATTTGTAAGGATAGAGGCTACGAGGTGATAAAGAAAACAAAGCTTTATCCTGTTGCTAGTTGGTCAAAAACACAACATGTATTCTACAATGCAGTAGATAGAGCAGAGAATGCTTTACATGATGCATTTGAGAATAGAACAGGAGACCAGCTCGATAAGGCAATTGAATGGAGAGATCGCATTGAAGAACTTTGTGAAAAGTTTGATTGCATGCCAAGAGATGGCAGGCAAGTTGTTTATATGGAGTACAATGACTACAAGTTAGCAAAAGATGTAATTGGAGCATATGCTTGGAGACATAATGGAGTCATATAGAGTAGCGGCTGGTACCAACCAGCCGTTAAAATATTTTTAAAAATATGTTGACTTAATTTGTTGGATATGATATAATAAAATCATCAAAGGAAAACAACAAATAATTCTTAGAAAAGAGAGGTAATAAAAATGAGAAAATTTGAAGAAGGCAAGAGATACGGAGAAAACGCAGTAGTGTTCGAGATTGTGAGAAGAACAGAAAAGACAATCACGTATCAAGCAATTCATCATGCTGGAAAATTTAATGAAACCAGAAAAGAAGAAAAGAAAGCGAAGATTCGTGACTGGGGAGACAGAGAAGTGTTTTTCGCCGGAGATGAAACGGTAGAAGCATAAAGAATCTGGGCTTGGTACGGAATGTGCACGAATAGGAGAATGAAATGAAATTTATTGCACTGTCGTGAGATAGAGCATAACAGATAAAATATTAAAGATTAAAGGAGGAAGTCAAGAATGACAAGAAATGAGTTAGAAAACATGGGCAAGTCAGAAGTCGTACAGATTGCCAAACAGTACAATGTAAAACGATACAAAGGAAAATCATTACTTCCAAAAGAAGAATTGATTGAAGGTATCTGTAGAGCATTGGAGATCAAGGATGATGTTCTTGATGCGCAGAAAGCAATTGATGAGGCTAGTGAGCAGCATAGCGATAAGTTAGTAACGGTTGATCGAACTGTTAAGGAACAGAGAATTGCATCCGCTCCATTTGGCACGTTGATTGCTTTTCGTGAACCGGAGACAGGTAAGCTCAACACAGCCAAGTTGACCAATCGTAATAAGGTCAAGAAGCTCGTCAAATGCGAGACCCAATATGGAAAAGAGTTTACTGTTCCGTTCGAGAATGTTGTATGGACCAAGACAGGATCAAGATGGCCAAAAGGTATATATGACGAATTAAAGAGGAAGAGTGCAGATGCGAAAAGAGAGAAAAAGTAATGTAAATGACAAACAGGCATTTCAAGATGTTCTTGAACTGTATCGGAACAAACAGAAGTTTGAGGCATTGGAAGCTTCGTACAAGGAGCAGAAAGAAAAACTTTCAGTTCGAATTCGTAATTATATGTACAGCCAGGGATATAGCAGTTTTGACTTTCGTAGTCGTGAATTTGGCAATGTCAAAGTCAATCATGTAATAAGGAAGATGATCAAATGGGATGTTGCCAAGTTAAAAAAGAAACTGTCTCCGGAATTGTACGTAGAGCTGGTTGAGAAAGAATATTGCATCAGCGATATGCATGGATTGATAAAGTATTTGAAATCTTGTGGTGTGGATCCAAAGAAGTTCAAAAAACATTTGATTATTACCGAAAAAGTGAATCAGAAGAAAATGGATGAATTATCTGAGATTGGAGACATTACTGCAGGAGACATTGAAGGTTGCTACGAGTTAAAAGAAGCAAATGGTTATCTTACAATAAACGTTAAGAAAGACGAGGATAATGAGTAATGTACATAATCAAGGAGAGCAGCTTGTAAAAGTCCTTTGGTACTACAATTTACTTGAGCATGTGTGTCAAGGGAAAGAACAGATCATATGTCCATTCCACAAAGACATCAAACCTAGTATGACCGTTGATTTGGACCACGGAAATTATTTTTGTTTTGGTTGCCAAGAAGCTGGTGATGCATTAAAGTTCGTACAAAAGATGGAAGCAAAGAATGGGCTAAATGAATTGCAAGGTTGCAAAAAATTCTTTGAGATATTGAAATCGGAAAAGTGTAGCAATGTTGTGGTACAGCATACCGAACAGCAGCAAAAAAGTTCCAAACAATTATATACAGAGGCATATGACTACTATCATGGGCTGTCGACTATTGAGTGGGCAAACAATTGCAAAGATAAAGACCAGCAACAGATCGTTAAGTACATGGCAAAGAGAGGATTTGGTTGCAATACACTGAATAAATGTGGTTGCAAGGTCAATTATAATCAAAGTTATGGGATGATCTTTCCAATGATGGACAATGGTAAGTTTAAGGGTTGGGTTTGTAGAACGATGATTCCCGAAGTAGAGCAAAAGAGGAAGTATTTGTATAACAAAGGATTCCGGCGCCGGACTACATTGGTTGGTGATTATCAACATTGTGACGTTGTGTTTGTAGTTGAAGGCTATATGGATAGGTTGAAATTCATTCAATTTGGAGCAGATAACGTTGTTGCGATATTAGGCTGGAAGATGTCTCAGTTGCAGTACAAGAAGATCGTTGAAGCTAATCAAAATATGATTGTTGTTTCTGCCTTGGATAACGACGAATGCGGCAAAAAAGGAAGTAAGTATTTGCATAAGTTGTTTGGTGATCACTATGTAAGATTTCAGTATTTAAAGGGTATTAAGGATCCAGGAGAGATGGATCGGCAACAGTTTGATAAAATGTATAGACGTACACAACAAATAATTATGGGTGTAAGCGCTAAACTAAAGAGCTAAATTGACTTGAAATGTGAGGGTATGGTCGTGCACACGTCAGATTGCAGGGACAGGAGTGGTTAGCAGGAACTGAGGCCAAAGAGTAGCATATAAGTAAAGTGCCGTTGCGATATAGCGTATACCAAGAAAGAGGACGATATGGGATTATTAGACGATATTAAAAATGAAGCAAAGAAATCAGGACAGAGCAAAGGCAAGTTCATTTATTTCCGTGAAGGAGAGAAGAAGCGAATCAGATTCTTAAATGATATGGAAGATGGAATGGAGATCCCGTTTCACGATAGCTTTACCAAGGGAGTAAATGTACCATGTCAGGAACTGTTTGGAAGAGATTGTTCGTATTGTGAAGACGATGAGCTAAGAACAAGAAACTTGTATGCATGGTCGGTATATGATTACGAAGCAAAAGAAGTCAAAATCTTGATGCAAGCAGTAAACAACTGTACGGCGATTCCGGCAATTATGGCTTTGTATGAGAACTATGGAACGTTGCTGGAAAGAGATCTCGTTATTTCACGTACTGGCAAAGGCCAGGCAACAACGTACAGTGTTGTTCCGATGGATAAGAATAAGTTTAGAAACAACAAAGTAAAGCCGCTGTCAAAGAAAGCTTTACTGAAGTATTTGGATCAAGCATATCCAGCAGATGATTCTGATGAAGAGGATGAATACGAGCAGCCGAAGAAAAAGAAACCATCAACCAAGAAATCGGAAGATTGGGATGATGAAGAGGAAGATGGCGACGATATTGATTACAGTGAAATGAGTGCTCGTGAGCTGTATGATTTGTGCAAAGAGCGAGAGCTGGAATGTAAACCAAAGAAGCCAGCCAAATATTACATCAATTTACTGGAAGAAGATGATAAAGCTCATAGTGATTGGGATGATGAGGACCAGGATGACGAAGATGATTGGGAAGAAGACGAGGAATAAATTGTATGAGGCGGACATAGTTCCGCCTTTTTGCATAAAGGAGGTTAGCAATGTCAGTTGATTTACATCGGCATGATATGTTCAGCAGGTTTGATGGTTTCGGCAAACCGGAAGAGCTAGCAAAGTTAGCAAAGGAACTTGGACATACAGCTTTGAGTACATCTAATCATGGAAATACTAACGGATTGGTTCAGACTTATAAAGCTTGTAAAAGTGTTGGAATCAAAGCAATACTTGGTGTAGAGGGCTATTTTTTGCCAGTATATAAGCCACAGCAACGTGGTTACCATTTGTGTTTATTTGCCAAAAATCTTGAAGGTTACAAGAATCTTAATGTGATTCAAACAAAGGGAGAAAAACAGAAATATTACAATCCAATTTGGGATTTCAAATTATTAGAAAAGTATAATGAAGGTTTGATTTGTACAACAGCATGTGTAGCAAGCTATAGTTCGCAATGTATCGCCAAGGGGAAAATAAAGCAAGCAAAAAAATACTTGGAGAAGCTGCAAGACATATTCGGTGAAAATCTATACATTGAGATTCAACCGTACGTTGTTAGTGAACAAGGATTGCAAGAGAAAATCAATGTTAAGATGATTGAACTTGGCGAGCAATTGGGAATCAAATGCATTCTCACATCTGATTCACATAGAGGTAGAAAAGAGGATTTTGATACGTATTTAAAGATGCATCAGATGGATGGACACGATCCGGAATGGGTAAAAGGAACGTACAAGGATCGTTACATGCCAAAGATATGGGAGATGGAAAAGCGATTTGTGAAAATGCATAAAGATGATTTCGATAATCCTAAAGCACTTGCAGAGGAAATGCATCAAAATCTTGAAGAATTAGAAGCAAAGGTTGAGGATAATATCCTTGACGGTTTGGAACTGAAATTACCTAAATTAGGTGGGGAAAATAACAAGAAAGAGATTATTCGTCAGATCAAAGAAGGATTAAAGAAAAGAGGCAAATACAATAAGAAATACATTGAGCGTTGTAAGCAGGAGTTAGATGTTATTGCAACTAATGGATTTATTGATTACTTCTTGATTGTGGCCGATTATGTTAACTGGGCAAAGAATAATGGAATTTGTGTAGGTCCAGGAAGAGGGTCTGTATGTAATTGTTTAGTAGCATATGCTATGTACATCACCGAGGTAGATAGTTTGTTATTCAACTTAGATTTTAGACGTTTCATGCGTTATGATAAAAAGGTGTATCCCGATATTGATATTGACTTTGAAATGGATCGACGTGGAGAAGTTATCGAGTATTTAATCAATAAGTATCCAGGGCAGAGTGCTCGAGTTTCATCATATGGTTTATATCAGGTTGATAACACAGTTAATGAGCTTGCTAAGGTTTGTGGATTGCCAACTGCTGGGGATGTAGATGAGCAGGAAGTTAAACAGAATAAAGAGGTTATCAAAGAGATTAAGTCGTTAGCGAATAAGTACAAGCAGGAAGATGGATCAATTGATGGAGATCTTTTGTTGCATGGAGATGATAGCATACGTGTTGCCGAGATCAATAAAAAGTATGACAATATTATTAGGCACTTTTTGAAGTTGTTTGGTAAGGTACGTTTCATTGGAACACATGCTGCTGGTGTTGTAGTAACATCAGGTGACGTACTGCAGTATACAGCTTTGAGAATGGATAAGGCTGGCAATATTTATTCAGCTTACAATCTCGAAGACCTTAATGACATCAATATTATCAAGTTTGATTTGTTAGGTTTAAAAACGATGCAGTCAATTGGTGAATGTAGGAAGTTGGCACACAAGCATGGGTTTGACATTAAGTATGTAGAGGATCCAAAGTTGCTAAAACAATTTCGCGAAGGCAATACTGTTGGCATATTTCAGCTTGAGAAGGGGACTGCAAAGAGGATATTGGACGAAATACATTGCGATTGTTTTGATGATATTATTGCTACGTGTGCTATGAATCGTCCAGGACCATTGGGACAAGGAATGCCGGAAATGTATGCAAATAACAAACTGAATGGTGTTGAGGACGTTAATCCGATAACATATAAGTATACCAAGGAAAGTTACGGAACGGTGGTGTATCAGGAACAATTGTTGCTAATCTGTGTATATATTGGTGGCTTGGAATGGGGAGAAGCTGACAAGGTATTGAAAGCAAATAAGCATGGATTCAAGGAAAGAACTATTGCAATTTTGAATAAATATGCGGAAGATACCGGAGTAGACCTTCACAAGAAATTTGTAACCAATGCCGTCAAAAATGGATTAACTAAACAGCAAGCAGAAGATACATGGGATAGTTTACTAGTGTATTCATTCAATAAAGGTCATGCGGCTGGTTATTGTATTATCAGTGTGGAGGAAATGTACTACAAAGTTTATTATCCAACATTTTTTTGGTATGTTAAAATCAAGTATGCAAGGAATGACAAAGAAAAGGACGAGTTCTGCAGTGAAGCAACAAAGGGCGGTAGCGTAGTATTTTTGCCACATGTTAATTATTCCAAGCCTTGCACATCAATTCGCAAAGTAGACGGAGAACTGGCCTTGCAGAAGGGGCTGTCAGATATTAAAGGTATTGGCGAAAAAGCAGCACAGGCAATTTGTGAAGAAAGAAAAACAAACGGTATCTTTACTTCGTACGACAACTTCTACGATCGTTGCAAAAGTAGGGCAGTAACGTCTAGGATTATCAACACATTGTTAGACCAGGGAGCGTTGGAGTTCAACAAGAAGCAGTACATTAAGAAAGTAACGACATATAACTCTTCTTTATTGAGCCGTGCATCACATTAGTGTTGACTTGAGCCGGAAAAAGAGTTATAATATAGTAAACGCTAAGGTTAGCAAAAAAATAAATAGAAAGAAAAGGAGAAAAGTAGGATGAAAGATTGGATAGAAAGACACAAGAGTACAACAGTAAGATGTAACTTACAGTTTGAAGGGATTCATTGCTATCCGGAAGCGCCACTTGAAGTGGCATATTTAAGAGAACCACATCGCCACATTTTTAACGTAGAAGTAGAGATGGATGTGTTTAATGACGATCGTGAGATTGAATTCATTATGCTTGGACATCAGATTAAGAAATATATCAAGTCGTTTTCACACGATGAACATGATGTAGTGCAATTAGGTAGTTGGTCTTGTGAAAAGGTTGCCAATGCAATTGCTGGTGAGTTGTTTAACACCATCCCAAGAAGTGGCCAACGGGACATTATCGTTACTGTTATGGAAGATGGCGAGAACGGTGCAACGGTATATAGCTGGAGAAATAAAGATGAAGTTTGATTCTTGCCAGAAGATGGATAAAATGGAGCTGTAGCGTACGTTAGTTGAGGAGGAGAAATGAAGCTAAAGAAGTATCAAAGCGAATCTTATATCGCCGTTCCACCACATAAAAGTGAGAAGGATGAAATTGCCAATTGGGCTGTAGGGTTAAGTGAAGAAGTAGGTGAAGTGAATAATATCCTCAAACATTATCTGTGGAACGGCGAATGTATTAACAAAGAAAAGCTGGCAGAAGAGTGCGGGGATGTATTGTGGTATTTGAATGCTGTATGCACAGTGTTTGGAATCGATTTCGATGTAGTAGCAAAGTTAAATATTGCCAAGTTACGGAGTCGTTATCCAACAGGTGAATTTGATGTATGTAGATCAAGTCGACGCAAGCAGATAGATGAGCAGTTCTATCAGTCGGATGAATACAAAAAGCTGGTGGAAAGGCTGGTGACAAAATAATGGTTACAATCTTAGCAGGTAACGAGTGCACTGGTAAATCAACATGCTTTGTACATTTGCGGGATATAGTAGAGAATTCACAAGCAGTTGATTGTTTGTTTATCAAAGAGAGCCACACCGATTCAGAGTTAGAAAAGTTTGGAAGAGTAAGTTATATTCGCGAATTAGTGGCTAACAATCAAGCGGCATTGTTTGATAGAGCAACAATGCTAGATGATTTGGTATACAATCCGATCACAGATAATAAACAGTCGCAATTGATCAATGAACAAACAAAAGAATGGTATGTTGATACATTAAAACAGTGCCAAATCATTTTCTTTGAGTGTTCTTTGGATACAATTAAGCAAAGGTTAAGCCAAAGAGGCGATGAATATATTGACGAGTCTCAGTTGGAGCAAATTCGGCAAGGATATGAAGCTATATTTGAACAGTATGGGTTGGAGCCAATTAGAATCAATGTAGATGGATTAAGTGAGCAGGAAGTCGTAGAAAAAGTAATGGAGGTATTAAGATGGTAAAGCAACATAAGATTGCACATATCGTTCCGGTAGGATGTTTGGAGAAAACGAAAGATAATCAGTATCATATGTGCTTGGCACATTTGGTTAAACAATCGGAAGAATACAGAAAGTTCTTTCGTAGAATGTCTGATGAAGGTAAGTTTGTTTTGATGGATAATGGAGCAGCAGAAGGTGAACAACTTCCAATCGAGGAGCTGATCAAGTGTTATCAATTGGTACACCCAACGCAGGTTGTTCTTCCGGATACATTATTAGATGAATACGATACGTTACAGAAGCATTTGGACGCACTTGGCTATCTTCATGGTTATTATAACGAGAAGTTGCCATTTGGTGTAATGGGCGTTCCACAAGGACGCGATTTTACAGAGTGGTATGATTGTATGTTAAGGATGTTAGCATTGGATGGGATCAGTTGTTTGGGCGTTTCTAAGTTCCTAGAAACGGAAACTGGTGACCGCAAAGTTCGATACAGAGCTGTGGAGGCAATTGGGGAAGTGGATAATTCGATGGAGGTTCATTTGCTTGGTTGTAGTGATGGCTCACGAGTAGTCCGCGAGATATTTGAAGATTTTCCAATGGTTAGAGGTTGTGACAGTGCTTTCGTTTACATAGCATCACAGGCTGGTGAACGCATCGGAGAAAAAGATGTTGACCGATCGGCTGGTGAGATTGATTTTCTGAATGGTGCGGATTACAATTCATTAGCAAGCAATATGGATGCATTCAATGTTTTGGTTGGTGTAGGCAACAATGGCATTGATAGAAGCTGGGAATAGGAGGAAAGCAGTATGTACAGAGTAAGTAAGAGGATGGAGATCGCTGGAGCGCATAAGTTGCAATTGCCGTATCAGAGCAAGTGCGAAAACTTGCATGGTCACAATTGGATCGTAACAGTTTACTGCGAGAGCACTAAGCTGACAGACTATGGGATGATTGTAGACTTTAAGAAAGTAAAAGAAGCAATTCATGGCAAGTTAGATCATGCCTTCATCAACGAAGTTATTCCATTTAATCCAACAGCAGAAAATATGGCTAAGTGGATTTGTGATGAAGTAGATAAGATTTGCGAAGTTGGTTATTGCTATAAAGTAGACGTTCAGGAAAGCGAAGGCAATGTAGCAACGTACATCAAGTCAATGGGACAGAGAATTCAGGCGGAGGCATAAGATGAAAGTAGTTGAGATCTTCAAAAGTATTGATGGTGAAGGAATTAGAGCAGGACTTCCGGTTGTATTTGTTCGTTTGTACGGTTGCAACTTAAATTGCAGTTACTGTGATACGCCTTATAGCCACATTACAGAGCAGGACAAAGCAGTTGAGATGGATCCAAGTGAAGTTATTGATTGTGTTATTGGTTCGGGCATTCCACGTGTTACAATCACAGGTGGTGAGCCATTGATTCATCAGGATATTGAGAAGTTAATTGATGGTTTAATTAAGCATGGCATTGAAGTAAATATTGAAACTAATGGTACAAGGCCAGTTCCTGCAAGGTATCAGGCTGGCGAAAGAAGGTTGCTGTTTTTTACAATGGACTACAAATGTCCATCAAGTAGAATGGAAAGTGCAATGAGTATCGAGAATCTTAATACATTAAAGAATTGTGATGTATTAAAGTTTGTAGTCGGATGTAAAGGTGATCTCGATGCTGCATATTCGGTTATCAATAGTTTGCGATCCGATCCGCAGATCTTTTTCAGTCCAGTATTTGGCGAGATTGAGCCATCAGCAATTGTTGACTACATGATGGAGAAGAAACTATGGAATTGTAGAGTGCAAGTGCAGTTACACAAGATCATTTGGAATCCAAACGAAAGAGGTGTGTAGGATGGAAAGAGAATTAAGCAAAGAATCAATGAATAAGATTGAGCAGGCAGTTAGATCAATCTTAGAAGCATTAGGCGATGATCCCGAAAGAGAAGGGTTAAAGGACACGCCAAAGCGTGTTGCTAAGATGTATAACGAAGTATTTGAAGGTATGAGATATACTAACGAAGAGATCGCTAATAAGTTTAACAAATGCTTTGAAGAGCCAGAGGCAAAAGATCTCGTGCTAATGAAGAATATTGATGCATTTAGCTATTGTGAGCACCATTTAGCATTGATGTATAACATGAAGGTTTCTGTTGCATATATTCCGGATGGCAGAGTCATCGGGCTGAGCAAGATTGCAAGGATTGTTGATATGGTATGTAAGCGCCTGCAACTTCAGGAGCGCATTGCAACCGACATTGCAGATATATTGCAGATGGTATTAAAGACCCATGATGTGATGGTTGTGATCGAAGGAGAACATTCTTGTATGACTGCAAGAGGAATCAAAAAGCCAGGAACTGTAACAAACAGTGCAGTATTGAGAGGTTTATTCAAAGAGAGTGCACCGTTACGTGCAGAAGTATACAGTTTGCTTAGTAAATAAAGTTATGTTGGTAAATCAGCGCCGGAACATATCGGAAGTGTTTTGGCGCTGATTTTGATTAGCAAGTTGCTATGGAGGATTTGATGAAAACATTCTCAAGGATAACCAAGTTAAAGCTTAAGGATAGGTGTGGTAAGATTGAGTCGTATCGGATTGTGCAAGCAGATACGGATGATGGAACGTCGTATAGTATTTACCTAGAAGTAGGCGCAAAAACGTATTTACAATTCAGTACGCAAACAATTGAAGAGTTAAATCATAAGTATCAATCAATGTTAATGGAAGCAAGAGAACAAGGAAAGAGGTATCAAGTATGCCGGATATTGTAGTGCAATTCCAAAGAGTATTAGAACATTATGAGGTGTATGTTAATGGCCAGTTTGAGCAAAGTTGCGATATTGGAGAAAGAACAGAAGTGGAGCAACATATTGAAAATAAATATGGGAAAGTTGTTGACATTTAGTTGGTAAGTGTGTATAATAAAGATAGTTAAAGAAGAACAAACAAATTTCTAGGAGGAAAACAAAATGAGTGAAATGAATGAGAAAATTATTGAGAAGATCAAAAAGTGTTTGGAGTTAGCAAACAATAATCCTTCAGCAGAGGAAGCTAAGTCAGCAGCTTTAATGGCACAAAAGCTTTTAGCCAAGTATAACATCTCAATGGAAGATGTTAAAGGTGTTGGACCAGTAGAAGAGATTGAAGAAAGTCCAATCTGGTTCAAAGATCTTGTAACGTGGGGTGTTGCAAGAGGTTGGAAGTATCAGTTGGCAGAAATCGTAGCAAGCAACTTTAGATGCAAGCATTTCTTTTATGGCAAAGCAGCTGTTGTATTTTATGGGCACAAAACAGATGTGCAAGTTGCCAAGCAGATTTATACATTTTTATTTCAGAACGGTGATAAGTTAGCGAATAAGTTGGTATACAAAATGATCCGTGACGCTAAGAAAGCAGGAATTAAGTCTAATACATCGGGTGTATATAACAGCTTTGTAAAAGGTTATATGGCTGGTTTAAAAGAGGCACTTGGTAAGCAGTGCACGGCATTGATGATTGTTGTTCCGGAAGACGTTAATAAAGCATATGCGGAGCGTTCGAAAGAATTCAAGTCAATGAATGCTGGAATGAGAAACAACGGCTTGGATGCTAACGCATATGGTGAAGGTGTGAAGGCAGGAAAGTCAGCAATGGCAAATAGAGCCATTGAAGGTTAAGTAAATGGGCGGTTGGATATACCGCCCTAAATGTTAGGAGGAACGGAAAATGAGACTATGGCATATAGATTTATTAGATGTTTTGCCAAGGCAGCAATTGCTATCACAATGGAGAGAATGCTGTTGTATAGCAAGAAATATCTATGTAAACGGTACACCAAATCATTTGTTGGTAAATAAAATATTAGATTATGACATTTCTGATTTTTATAGTTATTCAATTCTTGTATCAAATGAAATACTTAGAAGAGGTTATAAGGTAGATCGCAGCAAATTTGAAAAGTACTATAAATGTGATAGGTTTACAAGTAGACCGTTCAAAGGTTGGCATAATGATAGATACTTTCTGCAGTGTTTTTGCAATTTGCAAGAAAAGTATGATTGTGGAGGAATGACTGATCAGGAATGGTATAAAGTAGAAAGTAAATTAGTAAATAAACACTATGAAAGGAGTTGTAAAAAATTATGGCAATTGGAATAGATAAAATGATTGATCGTGATCAAATGCATTTAGAAGTATTAAATAGAATGCCAGTAAATATGTTGGCAATTACAGCCAAACGTTCAGGAACAGAATATGAGGTCAATGATGGCAAGATTGTTGCTGAAATTACTAATGTGAAATGCTAAGGAAACAAAAGTAGCTACAGGTTAGCTAGATTGGAGGAAAAAGTGGCAAAGACAAATAAGGAAATGATCATTAAGCTATGCAACCAAATCAACAAAAAAGATGGTGAAGGTTCTATTTACACCATAGGTAGCAAAAATGCTAATCTTAAGATTAAGAGATGGCCAACTGGTATTGAAGATCTTGATGCAATTATCGGTGGTGGTATGCCAGAAGGTAGAGTGGTTGAGATTTTTGGTCCCGAAAGTTCAGGGAAAACAACGTTGCTTTATCACTTGTGTGGTTTGCATCAGTTATGCTTGGATATTCCAATTGAGGGAACATTTGATGCAGAACGTGCAAAGGTATTTGGTAATAGACCAAAACAAATGTTGATTTATCGTGCCAAGTACGGCGAAGATGCATTCAATAAAACAATACAGTTTGCAAAAGCTGGTATACCGTTAATTGGTATTGATTCAGTACCAAGCATGGTTCCAAAGGAAGATGCTGAAAAGGTTCTTAAGTCCGCCGAAAAGGACTCGATCGAAGAACAGAGAATTGGTGGCACAGCAAGGTTAATGAACAAGTATCTTCCTACTGTAGAAGAGATTATCGAGATCACTGGAACGACGTTGGTGTTCGTTAATCAGGTAAGGGATAAGATGAATGCAATGTTGTTTGGAGAAAAGACAGATACTCCAGGAGGCAGAAAGTTAAAACATGCTTGTTCACTCCGCATCCAAGTAGCGCGGAGAGCTTGGATTGAGATTCCCAATAAGGATCCAAGAAACAGTGCTACAAACAAGAAAGTCGGATTGATTATGAAGTGCAAGGTTGTTAAATCCAAGGTATGTAACCCAATGGGTGAATGCGAGATTCCGCTTTTCTTTGATCGTGGCTTTGTTTCGTTTGATGATGTTCAGAAGATCAGAAAAGAACTAATGGTTGCAGAGGCTGCAAAGTTTGGAAAGAGAGTCCCAAAAGAATTCATGGAGGATGATGATGATGAGTAGCAATATAGAGAAGTGTTCTGCTTGTGATAGTACTTCAATAGAACATTGCTTGAAAATAAAATGCAAATATTGGGCAGCAGGAAGCCATTTGGATAATAATAAAAATAGGGAGGAAAAGAAAAATGGAAGAATTAACAACAACAATTGATGAGAAAAAAATAAAAGTCGATAAAGCAATGATTATTGTCTCAGGAACAAAAGAAAAACCATACTTTGAGATACTTTACCATGTGGTTGGCAAAGACTATGACAATGTTGGCTACAGTTCATATGATTTAAACAATGTATTTGATTGGAAAGAGCAGTATATGGAAGTTGTAAAATTAGAAGTTGTAAAAGTGGAGGTGTAGAATGATTAAATGTAAAATTTGTGGATGTGAATTTGTACCAGTAATTGATAAGCATTATATTACAAGAGATAATGGTGAATCAGGAGCGGCAACAGTATTTAAGCGTATTGAAGGCAACATATATGATACATTTGATTGTCCAGCTTGTGGCTGCCAAATAATTGCTCAAGAGCGAAAGAGAAAACTTTGTTAATGTTTCAATTTCAGAAGTGGAGGGAAAATAATGAGTGCAGAAGAAGCATATGAGTTCATTTGTCAGGTTTCACATTTGTTAGGATCTGTAGGAGTCGAACAGTATTCGACACAAGACGGTGATAAGTTAAGAGAAGCTGCAAGAGTTTTGTATCTGGAGGAAAGATAGATGGAATATAAGTTAAACTGTTTTGGTCAATGGGAAGATATAGCAAGATGTGGAATGTGTCCGGACGAAGGAACATGTTCGTGCGAGACTAAGTGGAAAGCGGATCAACAGAAATTAGGCCAGCAGAAAACTAATAAAAAGTAGAAATAGTTGTTGCCATTTTTGTAAGTTTGTGTATAATATAATTATAAGGAGCAAACAAATAACACCTAGGAGGGTAAAGAAATGAAAAAAATGTCAAAGATGGATAGAATTGATTACATTGAACAGCAGACCAATAGAAAAGTAATAGATACAGAAGTTGAGGGTAATGTTACTATTTATTGGAGTGAAGATGGTGTAATAGCAAAGTACAATATGAGAACAAACAAGTTGGCAATTATGGATTGGGCAATTGCCAAATAAATATCTAGGAGGATAAAAATATGAATAAATCAGAGATCGTAAAAATCAATGGAGTTAGGGTTGCAAAGGCAACACTTGAAAAACTTAATACAGAGCCATTACCATTAGTTATTGGCTCATACCAGTATGAATATACTGAATGCAGGATTGATGGAAAATATGTACAAGCCTTTAAAAGAATTAAGGCTTGTTACTTAGATACTACAGGGTATTATGACTCTTGGAATTGGGAAATAGTTGCATATAGAAAAGAAAAACACTAATAAAAATAAAAAGCCGGGTGTAATTCCCGGCTATTATAATATTTAAGGAGAGAAGCAAGTGGGAATAATTGACGAAATTAAGAACAGTGCAGCAAAGAATGGAACTAAGATTCAAACATCGGATGCGGTACAATTAGAGAAGATTCTCAACAAAATGTTTTATACCCAACACGATATCGGTGAAGAGGTAAAATTCATTGAACAGGTAATGACTAGAGGTCTTGAATCTCAGGAACGTGTTGGATTGCATGCATCGTCATTGATCGTTGGAGATAAGCAATGGTGCACAAGAAGAGAAGTGTTAAGTTTGTTGTATAAGCAAGTCCAGAAAGAGAATACTAATGTTGGTTTGTTGAGGATCTTTGAAGAGGGTAATGCAATCCACGAGAAGTGGCAGAGGCTTTTGATCCGTGCAGGATACGGAAAAGCAAAGACAATGGACCGGACAAGGTTTAATACAGAATATGAAGTATCATACACTCCTGATATTGTCTGTAGGATTCCGGAGTTTTTTGACGGTGTAATGGTTGGAGAAATCAAATCGGTGAATAGTTTTCAGTTCAAGAAAATGAAGAGCCACCCATCAGCACATAAGCAATTACAGTTGTACATGTATTTCTGTATTCAGGAAGCAATGGCAAAAGGAAAGTGGAATGGGAATGACTACACCAAAGGGTTCGTCCTTTGTGATTCTAAGAACGATCAGGAGTTCAAGTGTTATGTATACAATTACGACGAGGATTTCTTGGAGCCTTATATCGATCGTATGGACCAGGTACAATTCTATAAAAACAGGTTGTTGGATGAACACAAGCTAGTTAAACGTTGCAAAGAGTGCACCAACAGCAATTGTAAAATGGCAATGGATTGTGTTATGAGGAATGCATGTTGGGATGTTGGATTCGGGAGGGTTAAGCTATGAAAGTAAGCAAAGGGCAGATTGTTGTAGGAATAAACCCTTACAATAATAAAAAACGCAAATTCAAATACTTAGGAAAAAGTAAAGGCATAGAAAAGTATACACATCCAATCTGCTTGTATGATTATAAAGAAAAATGCGTTGTAATGATAACCAAGGAATTTGTCAAACAATGGAATATCAAACGCTATGAGTAAAAGGAGCGCCAAAATGGAAAAGAACAAAGAGAATGTTATTGAGTGGTTAACAGGTCAAGACATGATAACGTTAAGTTTAACACAGCAACGTTATATTACTAAGGTAAGGAAGTTAAAACAGAAGCATCCAAAATTGGTCAAAATTAAAACCAACGAAGATGGGTCAATATTTGCTAAACTTCCATTATCTGCATTGAAGTTGAATATCATCATCAAGGAAGGAGTGGAAATGTCTGATGAACAGAAAGAACAGCTTAAACAGCGACTTAAAAAAGGGAAAGCAAGAAAAGCGAAAGCACAAAATAGTGATTGGGATTGATCAGTCGTATGCAGATTCGGGAATATGTGTTGCAATTGATCGCCGTGTTAAGATAGTTAATGAATGCAAGACCACCCAATCAATGAGCAATACTGAAAAGCGGGCTAAGCTCCAAAAAATTCTTACCAAATGCTTTGCAAGTTGTTGCAAAAAATCAACCGAATTCGAATCCTGTGAGGTTATATGCATAATTGAGCGGATCAGGCTTCAATCGGCAAAACCAGGGTCAGAACACTTCTTGAACTTGAACTATATAAAAGGGATTGGAGCATTGAACGCTTTAGTCGTAGATACTGCATCCAAGTTTGATATTCCGGTTTATTCAGTCGATACAAGAAGCTGGAAAAGTCAAGTGGTTGGTACATCAAAGCCAAGAGAAATTGGTCACGGGATTCCGCCAGAGAAGTGGCCAACGATTGAATATTGTATTGGGTTAGGATTGAAGGATCAAATCTCATATCCGGTATCTAACAAAAAGAAACAATATTTCGTTGCACCGGATGGAACACGTTATACATTCAACGATAACAAGGCTGATAGTATTGGAATAGCATTATATGGTTTTCTGCCACCAGTAAATCAAAAGTTAGAAGAGGAACACTAATATGGATTCAGTATGTAAAGGTTGTACCCTCCGTATCGTCGGTTGCCACACAATATGTGAGCAGTATTTGGAGGAGGTCAAAAAAAACAATGAACGTTATGAAAGGAACGCGAAGCAATTTAGAATAGATGACGCGTTAGCAGATATGCATAGAGCTAGTAAAAGGAATAAACGTTCAGTGCATATACCTAGCAAATGCCATATTAAGTAGGCGGGTAACACCGCCTATTTATTTTTATAAAAAAGTTTCCGAAAACATGTTGACATTTGTTTCTAAATGGACTATACTCTAAACATAAGTTAAAGAGATAACTTAATAACAAATATTAAATACATAAATGTATGGAGGTACAAAATTATGAGAACAAATAACATTGAAGCACAGGTAAATGGTTTAACAGTAGTTGAGATCAGAAAGTTAGCAGTAAAATATGGAATTAAGAATCCAAGCAAATACAGAAGAGTTGTATTAGTTCCAATGGTAGTTGAAGCAATTGCTAAGGTTGAGCAGAAGAAAGCTAATGCAAACAAGAGAGTAAAAGCGGATAAAGTAGAAAACGATCAGGTAGAGATCATTGCACAGCAGTTGTTATCAGATATTGAGACGCTTGGCGTTGAGAACAATCAGTTAATCAAAGTTAATCGCAAAGTGTTAATCCGTGTAATGAAAATGTTACATTGTAGCAAATGGTATAGAACATACGACAAGGCTACAATGATTGAGAAAATCAAAAATGCAGTAGCGTAAGGAGGTAAAGCAATGAGAAAGCTTAATAGTTTTGAATTGCAGTTTTGGAACAACATTAGTATCGGGATTTTGATTGATGCTGGCTTTACAGTTGAGATCAATGATGGTATGATTACTGGAGTCGGTACAACAAACAGCTAGGAGGTTATAATGAGTGAACCAATTAAAATGAGAATCAATAGTGGAAAGAAACATTGCGAGTGTACAGCATGTGGCAAACCAATTGAAAAAGAGGACAAAGAGTTTTACGATATGGCAATTGGAGATGCAATTGTTCATCTGTGTTTTGATTGTATGGATATGGTATTTCGCAAAACATTGAAGGCAACAGTACAATATCAGGGAAAGTTGAAAAGTCCAAACAAGAATATACGGAGGTAAAGAGAAATGGCAGATGCAAAGAAGTGTGATCGATGTGGTAAATTATTTGAACCATATATAAAGTCAGATGAACGGTTAAATCCGAATAAGTATACTGAAATAATGGTTAGAGATGCTTTTGTTGGCAAATCATCATACAATAATGACAGATACTTTGATTTGTGTCCTGAATGTTCTGAGTCTTTAAATAAATGGATTAACTTTTTTAAGGATGGTGACGCCGATAATGAATGAAGCAAGTAAAAGAATATTAGAAGAATTGCAGCACTCATATGAGTGCTTGTTTGTAAAGACAGGCATAGAACCAAATTACTTTCTTCTATCTTCAGATATATATTACCAATTGTTACAGCAAGAGGAAATATTGTATGAACTTAAAGTAAATTCAATTGGTATAAAGTATATCAACGGAATTGATGTTTTGCTTGTAAGTGGAGAAAAAGTAGCAAAGGCGGCGATAATTGATGAGCAACAATCAACCACGTAGTTTTAAGTTCTATCGCAAGAATGAACAAGAGGTTATGGAGTCTTTAGGACTTAAGCCGACTAAGAACTCAGGTAGTGGATGGATCGAAAAAGAAGATGGTCAAAATGACTATGTTATTTGTCAGTTAAAGAGTACAGATGCACAGTCAATCAAAGTAAATCAAAAGGATATTAGGACTTTAGAAAACAATGCTTTGGTTGAACATAAGATCCCGGTATTTGCAATTCAATTCTTAAACACTGGCGAGGTATGGTTAATGGTAAAGCCGGAAGATATCAAACCAGTTAGCCAATATTTATCGGATGGTACAATACCTGATACATATGATCTTGGAATTGACCTAAATGATGTACAAGAATCTATTGTAAATCAACCCAAAACAATTCGAAGTAGTTCATCTGCAAGAGAATCTTTCCACAACCAACAAAAAAGTAAATATAATAAAATAAGGAGTGCAAAATGAAGAGAATCAAAGTACAGAGTTTCTGCAGCTATAAAGGACATAGCGTATTGCAGAATGGTAGCGTTAATTTAACATTTAAAGCACCATACAGTGAGATTACAAACAGTGTACAGCTTTTACAGTTGTTAAACAATGATGTAAACATCCAGGTTAAGTTGGGAACGGAGCCGAAGCCATTCCAACTTGGTACGTTTCGGATCAAGAGTGTTGGATTCGATGGAGACGGAGAAAGCATAATCAAGTTCAATAGCTTGAATGACTTCATTGATATTGATGCAATTAACAAATTGATCACCAAAGATGAATTCAAAGTTCGTTTTTCAGCTAATGTAGAAGAGGAAGAGGAGGAACAAGAAAGTGAGGAATAAATAAAATGTCAAAGATCAAGTACAATGAGCTTTCAAATGCTCAGATTGCTGATAAACGTCGACTTGTTATTTCTGAATGCATTAAAGAAGAGGGCCATTGTGGATTTACATTAGCCCAGCAAGTTGAGGTTGAAGAAGGAAAGAGAACAACAAGATTGTTTCTTAAAAATGGTATTCATGTTGCAAGCATTGATGAGCTTTATAACTTACGAGATGCAATCAATGATGCAATCAATAAATACGAGGAAAATGCGCAGGATCAGGAACAATGGGAAAATTAAAAAAGTTTTCGAAAAGCTGTTGACATTATATCAATCCAGTGTTATAATCTAAGCATAAGTTAAATAAGTAATAAATAAATTGCTAGGAGGTAAATGGTATTGAAGACTAAAAAGCAAACAAGTAAAGATTTGTTTGTAAAGCATCTGCTAGGTTGTGGACAAGTAACGTTTACAACTAAAGGTAGAGAATTTCAGCAAACGCTGGAAAAAGTAAAAGCTCTTGGTATTAAAGCAAGAGTTGAGCAGTATTCCACTTTTGTGGTTATTGTAAAGTGTTGAGAACATTAAAAATAACGGATGGAAAATACATCCAGCAAAGAAAAGGAGAAACAAAATGAAGAATTGGACAGTTAAAGAAGCAGCAAAAGTAATTCGCGAGAATAAGGACGCTGAGGCAGTTAAGGAGATCGTTAAACACTTCCCTCTGTTTGCAGTTATCGTAGCGGGTAAAGATTTCGATGGATTAACAGATGCAATGCCGGAGCATATGACGGTACGTAAGATTGAAAATGAGCTGAACAATGGATCTACAGGTGATGCAGACGTTGAGGACGATGAAGATCAGGCAGAGGATGACACTGCTGCAGAGGATCTTGAGAACATGTCTACCAAGCAGTTAATTGCTTTATGTGGCAAGAGAGGAATCAAGGTTCCAAAGTATGGCAAAAATAAGCAGTTCTATCTTGATGCATTAAACGGTGCAGGGGATGAAGATGAAGATGCAGATGCTGAGGAAACGGAAGAGGAAGAAGATCCGGTTGCACTGTATAAGAAGTGTAAGAAGGCTGGATTGAAGGTAGCACCTAAGAAGTCTGCAAAGTATTACAAAGATCAGTTAGCAAAGGCAGCAGCTGAAGAGGACGACACCGATGATGAGGATGATTGGGACGACGAAGAAGAAGAGGAGAAGCCTGCAAAGAAAGCACCAAAGAAAGCTCCAGCCAAGAAAGGTGCCAAGAAGCCTGCAAAGAAATCGGAGCCAGAAGAGGACGACGATGAAGATGATGAGGACGAAGACGAGTGGGACATTTAATATTCCCAATGAATCCTCCGGCATAGGATAGGTAGAGGATAAACCACCAACTGTAGAGTGAGCACTATGGTTGGTGGTTATTGTAAATTATGGAGGAATTATGAGGTACAGAATCTATACCGACGGCTCTTATGAAAAAGAAAAAGATATTGGTGGTTGGTCAATGGTAATTGCTGATCATCATGGATTAAAGCTAAAATCAGGAATCAAACGAGGCACGACTAACAATCAAATGGAATTGGTAGCGGTCTTGAAAGCATTAGAATATGCAGTACGGAAACGTTTAGTGAATATCGAGATTGTTACAGATTCAATGTATGTACTAAACGGAATACAAAAATATGCAGAAGTATGGAAACAGAACAATTGGGTTGGGTTATCCGGTGAACTGATCAAGTACAGATCAGAATGGGAAGGAATCTTGATTATGCTTGGTAGTTTGAAGGAAAACAACTTTACAGTTAAGTTCTCAAAAGTAAAAAGCCATAATGGCAATTCATTAAACGAGCTTGCGGACGCTAAAGCAAGAGAAGCAATCAAAGCATATAAGGAGAAGTAGCAATGGAAATATATGCATCAAAACTTTATCAGAAAGTTTTTCGAGGTAATAAGTCTAAAGATACATATTTAAAGGCTTGTGGATGGTTAGCACAGAACGTAGTGTCTGATCCACATATCAATAACAATGTTACGTATTCAATTAACAAAGGATATGACAAGCAGTCGGGAACGTATCTATACACGGTTGAATTGTTTGTTAAGTTGGATAAGGAACAATTGGACAATCGCCATTGTAGTATTTGTAAAGAGATCAATGGTAGTTTTTTAATGAACGAACAGTTGAAGTGCGATTGGTGTAAATTGCAGGGATATTTTAGAAGAGAGCAACAGATGGTTCAAGAGAAGAAAAGGTTCATAAAAGAGAGAATGGAGGAAAAAACGCTATGAGTAGTATATGGAGATGGATAGCAATTAAGTGCAGGAATATCAAAAGGTTGTTAAGAAAAGATCTTGGAGTGATATGGATGTGGATGGTCCTGTTGTCACCGTTTTTATCGTTATATTTTCACAGAAAACGATATTCAATCATTGCTCAGCTATTTACAATCGCAATTGCATTGTTATTGATGTATTTAGATCAGTACAGCTATAATAAACCAAGTGTCAAAGGGATGCCAATAATGAGAAAGAAGTTTGCACATTACGAGAAATCAACAGATGTTGTTGTAATTAAAAAGGAAGATTTTAATGAGGTGGCAAATTATATTCTTGATCTTCAGGAGTATTTCGAGGAAAGGGGAATGTTGTGAGAAAGATTGATCCAAAGAAAATAATTGAGGTTGTAGGATTGATACTCATTATAATCTATATACTAGCATTGTGGTTTCATACAGCCCCAGTAAGTGCTTGTACATTAAATGCAGAAATATCAAAGCAGCTATATGAATGTAATCAATAATTGTTTATCAACAACAGCAAGTTGCTGTAAGAAATGAAGCAAATAATTGTTTGGATGGTATCTGCTAATGAATTGCTTATAAGAGAAAACAGATTGGTTATTGAAGCCAAAACAACATTAGCAGATACCAACGAAAATACAAAAAGTTTCCAAGAATTACACAAAGCTGTTGTCATTTGCATGCTTTCAATGTATAATATATGTATAAGATAAAGAAATGCTTAGGAGGGCAAAAGCATGAAAAGAACTCAATTCAAAACATGTGTAGGAAAGCAAAATGGATATGATGTCTATAGAACAGTGTTAACTGATGGAAAGAAGTTCTATGTAAGATGGAATAAGAAGTTGGTTGATGTTACAGATGATCAAAGATCTTTTATTTATAATGGAGTAATTAAATGAGATTATTAGCAAGTCAACAAATAAGTTCAAATAGAAAATTTAAAGAAACATATGTAAAACAAAATAAGAAAAAGAAGGAAGTAAATAATGACTTCCATAAAATGCTAATAGATGAGCAGGAACAATTAGATAAATCAAAATGTTAAGAATAATTATCCTACTTGGCATAACTTATAAACAATATTATAACATTTTTATGTAAGGAGGAACCCTATCTCATGTTGTGGACTATATAAGTTTGTTACAAAATGGATAGATGTGAATAATGTCAAGTAATAAACATCAATGGAAAGTAGGTGATTGTATAATAATAGAACCTAATGAAAGACAAAGAAATATATTGCAAAAGTTTGGTCTTAATCCAAATAATTGGTTGATATGTTTTGAAAATAAAGCTACAATTGAAGTAGTAAGTAAAAGGTCAAGGCAAAGAAGAACATTGAATGTTAAGGAGAATAAATAAATGTCAAAACTAAATATTAAACCAGTAAAAGATGTTAAAGTTTACTTTAATGTTGAGAGAAGCAAAGGTAATATGCCAGACTTTATAGTAAACAACTGGAGAAAAATGCATCACAAACCAATGCATAGAAAAGTACAACGTAAAAGAGCAGTATTGGGTAAAATGGCTAAACATATGTAAGGAGAAATCAAATGACTTTAGAAGAAGCAATTAAGCATGAAAAAGAAATTGTAACTAAAAATAGAAAAACTCAATACTTCTACGAAAACAATCCTACAGTTTGGAATGACGGTGGGGAAAGAATGATAAGATGTAGAGTGTGTGCAGATGTCGGCGAACAGCTTGTACAATGGCTTGAGAAGTTACAACAGATTGAACAATCATATGAGGAGTTAAAAGGTAAAACAGATAGTTCTGTTTTTCCTGATGATGTATTAGATTTCTTAAGTAGTTTAAAACGAATAGAATAAGATTGTAATGAGATTGTTAGTTGAGGTAAAGAATAATGAAAAGTAAGAAAGATCTAATATGGCAATATATCAAACAAAACGATTTACAGTTCTACTATACATTAAGTCCTTTAGGAAAGATACTTTACCTTATGCAATTGGAGGAAACTTTAAGCTTTAGATTGTACGTATTAAGGTCAAGAATATGTGAATTGTTTGAGCTAATAATTGGAGGATTGAAATGTATACATTAAATAAAGAACGCATTATTGATATTCAAAATGAAGCAAGGAAAGCTGCTAAAAAAATTGTTCCAGACCGTGAGCTTCCATGTTTTGATTGTAAAGTTCTTAGTGATCTTAATAACAGAGATTTTGAACAATTAAAAGAATCAATACAGGTTTATGAACTAAAATGGTGTGAGAATGCCGAGCTAATTGTGATTTGTGATATGGCGCTTGCATATTTAGATACTACGAAAGATATGAAAGAATGAATATGAGGTTGATCAATGAAATTGGAGGATCGGGAAAATGACATTACAGCAAGCAATGGAAAAGAATCCTTATGATCGCAATAAAGGTAATTTATCAGCTTATGCAAGATATATAAGATACAATGTTGATGGAATGTATGATAAGAAATCAAAAGATGTTCAAAATTTGATTCTACAGAAGCTAAGTAATAAATAAAGGAAAGTAGATATGATAAAAGGTAAGAAAGTATATGATCCGTTAACAAATACATGGAGCACAGGCTACTGGGTAAAAGATGATAAAGGCAATTATTATCCGGTATGGTAGCAATTATGATTTATTTTTAATGGAGACAAATATGGATAAGATAAATCAAATTAAAAAAGAAATCATTATATCAATGAAAATGATGGATGTAACTATCAAAGGCATTAAAGAATCGGAAGAATATAAAATTGCACAGGCATATAATCGAGGATTGAGGGATGCTATGGCTATTTTCGAAAGAGAAATGAAATAAAATTACATAACCCTCTTTAATGTATAAGATATACTGAAACAAATAAGAAGAGAGGAGAATGTAAAAATGCCAAGAAAAGGAGAAAGCAGATATGATGTAGACGAGATATGCAATGCATTAGATAGCTACACAGCACACTGCGTTAAACAAAAAGAAGTACCTATATTAAAAGAGGTATTTGTTAAAAAAGGATGGTCTTATGAATATGTATGCAAGATATTAAATGGCAAGCTACTAGAGCAGAAAGATGAACGCCTTGATACCTCTATAAGGAATCTAGTCAATGCTAAGGAGTATATGTTGGAGCGATTGGGATTAAAAGGAAAGATCAACTCTACGCTAGCGGTATTTAGCTTGAAGCAGTTAGGGTGGAGAGATCAGCAGCAGGTAGATGTAGGCGCATCAAACAATAAGAGTATTAAGATCACGCTTGTGAAGCCTGATTAGTAAGTAGGATGTATAGTTCAATGGTAGAATTTCAGTACGCGTAGAAGATATAGGTTCGATTCCTATTGCATCCATTAACCGGTATGTTATTTCGTATTCACTTGTTATTGCTATTGTATAGTAAACTCCAAAATCAAATTTCCCCCACATACCGGTTATTTATTGGGTATTAGCCAAGCGGTTAAGGCACAGGACTTTGACTCCTGGATCATTGGTTCGAATCCAATATGCCCAGTTATGAATCCTTAGAATAAAGTAAAAGAAAGAAGGGATAATACAAAATAAAAGGAAGTGATAAATTGGATATAGAACAAGAAATTAAACTAACAGTGAATGAGCACTTTATGGATTATGTGACTGACTGGAATCATCAAGAGTATTTGCTGGTAGGATCTTATGGTAGTAGTAAATCTTATGAGACAGCAACAAAGCTAATTCTTAAGCTACTAAGTGAGAAGCGAAAAGCGTTGGTTGTAAGAGATACATACGAGCAGATCAAAGAGTCCTGTTATGACTTAATCTATGAGATCTTAGATGGCATGGGAATTGTAACAGAAGACAAAAGCAAGCAAAGTAGAGAACAATATGTGATTGCTTCTAGGTCACCATTACAGTTCATGTTCCCAAATGGTTCAAGGATTGTATTCAAAGGTATGGACAAGCCTACCAAGGTAAAGTCCATCAACAATGTGTCCATTGTTTGGATGGAGGAAGCATCTGAAGTTAAATATAGTGCTTATAAGGAGTTGAAGCTAAGACTTAGAAATCCATTCTTAAAGATCTACTACTTATTAACAACCAATCCGGTTGATAAACAAAATTGGATATATACGCATTTCTTTGAACGCAAGGAAGTAGATGCCAATGGTGAAGAAAAGCTGGTAGTGGTCCAGAATGAGGAAGAATTCTACAAACGGAGGATAATCAGGGACAATCCAAATGGTGTATATTATCACCACAGCGTTCCAGAAGATAATTCATTCTTAACATTGGATTATATAGCCAAGTTGGAAGAACTCAAAACATATGATCCAGATTTATATAGAGTAGCGAGGGAAGGCAAGTTCGGTATCAATGGCCGGAGAGTCCTTCCCCAGTTTGTTATTGCAGATGATCCAAAAGAGTTTAAGAGGGCGGTTCTTTCCGCACCAATTAAAAGGAATGGTTTTGACTTTGGCTTTGAGACTTCATATAATGCTTTGGTAAGAATTGCTGTTGATACTAAGCAAGGAATATTGTATATTTACGATGAGTGGTATAGAAACCACTTAACAGATAAGCAAACAGCAGAAAAACTTGAGGAGTGGAATCCTGATAGTAAGAATTGGAGAGTAAAAGCCGATTGTGCTCAGCCGGGATCAATTAAATATTTTCACGATGAAGGTTTTGGGTTTACGAAGTGTCATAAAATAACAAGGCTTGAACAAGTAAAGAAAGTAAAACGATTTAAGAAAATCATATGTAGTCCAAAATGTAAGAATACAATAAGGGAGCTTAAAGATCTTGCGTATGCTGAGGATAGCAATGGCAATATGATTTACGATGAATTCAATATTGATCCTCATACTTTTTCAGCAATATGGTATGCATTAGATGATGTTACTGTTGCTGATGTAAAAGAGAGAAAGAATAATAGTAGAAAAGGAGCAGCATAGATGGCCAAATGGAATGGATTTGAATTGTCATGGGCAATATGGTTTACTAATCAACGGAATGATATTATAAGTAGATTAAAAAAAGTATATTAAGGAGGAAAAGAAAGAATGAAGAACAATGTATTTAATCCAAATGTGGACACAGTGGAATGGGTAAAGGCAGCAGCCGTAAGAGCCATTAAGACAATGGCGCAAACAGCTATTGGTATTATTGGAGCAGCTACAATGATCGAAAGCGTTGATTGGAGAGTAGTGGCAAGTGGTGCTATTATTTCAGGTGTCGTAAGTATCTTAACAAGTGTAGCTGGTTTACCGGAGGTAGAAGAAAATGCGTAATGTATCACAATTACATCCTACTTTACAAAAGAAAGTAGTGAAGCTTCAACAAGAATGTAAGAAGCAAGGAATTAAGATTAAGATTGGTGAGTGTGTAAGAACAGTAGCAGAGCAGAATGCTTTATATGCAAAGGGTAGAAATGGTGTTCCTGGTCCGATTGTTACAAAAGCAAAAGGAACGGACTACAGATCGATGCATCAATGGAGAGTTGCTTTTGACTTTTTCTTGGATATGGATGTCGATAAAGATGGAAAGAAATCAGATGATGTTTTCAATAATGCAACAAAGTTATTCAATAAGGTAGGAGCGATTGGTGAGAAGCTTGGTCTTGAATGGGGAGGAGATTGGAAGTCAATCAAAGATCTCCCACATTTTCAGTTACCTGATTGGGGTAGTACAGCTACACAATTAAAGAAAAAGTACGGCACACCTGATAAGTTCAAGGAAACATGGGATGATAAGAAAGGAGTAAAGAATGTCAAAGCAAAGCCAAATAATACTGTGACAGCTTCTAAGAATCCAACAGAGCCGGCTAGGCACAGGGATGCCAAGTACAATGGCTTGTATGCAACAATAAGCAATTTGAATCTTAGAACAGGTGCAGGAGCTAAGAAACCTATTGTTACCGTTATTCCGAAAGGAACACGTGTTGCATGCCATGGCTATTATACAAATGTTGGTTCAGATGTTTGGTTATTCGTTCAGTACGGTAAGTACACTGGATTTGTAAGTAAGAAATATTTGAAGTAAGGAGGAATTAAACGATGAGTGATGCTAATGTAAACATTACAACATCAATTGAAGATGGAGACATCGTATCGTATAGAGATATTCCTTATGCAGTGTTGGATGAAGACATTAGTGGCACTCTTAGGGAAGATTTCTTCCATGAGCTCGGAAAGATAAAGAAGTTTTACCAGATCTACAAACAAGGTATGGACTTTACGACTGACGGAACAAATGGTGATTATATTCCAAGTCAATTGAGATTCAAAAAAGCAGCAGGATTGATTAACAAAGAAGCAAGGTTTATGTTCAGTACGCCGATGGATTTCTACGTTAATCAGGATCAGAATGAAACAGATGAGCAGAAGGCAAATAACACAATCTTGAATAATTTCCTGCAGAAAGTCCTGAAGAAAAACTTCTTTGACAAGAATGTATTGAAAGCGGCAAAGGATTGTTTTATTGGTAAAAGAGTTGCTTGTATTCTCAACTTCAATGAGGACTCTGGTATTGCAGTTGATTTTCTTAACCCATTAGAGTTCTACTACGAGATGGCCGGAGCCGATATGCTTACTAAGATTGTTGCTTTCTTTGTTGAGGTTGAGGCATCAGATAATGTAGAAAAGAAGATACGTAAGAAAACATATTGGATGGCAGATGATGGACATTGTTGGGTACATGAGGTTATGTATAATGGCTTAGGTGTCCAGCTTGAAGAATTAGTTCCGGCAAGACCTACGTTGTTTGAATATATTCCAGCCGTAGTGATTCTTAATGATGGTCTTACAAATGACATTAGAGGAGAATCAGAGATTGAGGACTATGCAAAATATGAAAAGTATTATAGCAAGTTAGTAAATAGTGATTTTGATGCAGAAAGAAAGAGTATGAATCCTGTTCGCTATACTATCAATGCATCACCAGAATCAACAGAAAATCTTTCGATCGGTCCAGGAGCATTTTGGGACATTCAGTCAGATAACAATGGTGTTGAAGTGTTGAATGCTTCTGTCGGCCAAATGGAATCGAACATGAGCTACTCAGCAGCTTTGTCTGCTACATTGGATCGTGTAGACAACGAGATGCATAGTTTGGGATCAATTCCAAACATTGAGTCTGACAAGTTGCAAGGAGTGATCACATCAGGAAAAACATTGAAGGCTCTTTACTGGCCATTGATTGTAAGATGTGATGAGAAGATGCAAACATGGGGAGCAGCAGCAGAATTCATTGCAAAGTGTATATTGGATGGCGCTTCATTATATCCAAATGTTGTTCCGTATTATACAAATGAGGAGCTTCCAATTGTTGAGGCAGATATTCAGGTTATGAACAATTATGCTTTACCAGAGGATGAACAGGATGAAAAGAATATTGATCTTGCAGAAGTAACAGCACAAACAATGAGCCGGTCTTCTTACATGAAGAAATGGAGAAAACTTACTGATAAAGAAGTGATGTCTGAACTTCAGCAAATTGCTTTAGAACAGGAAATGCTATCTGGTAATTCATATGGTAATATTCCTCCAATGGAAAGAGATGACCAGCCATTAGATGGTGAAGATGATGATAGTAAATTGGATGAACCGGATGTTGTTGAGGGATCACGGGATGACGAATAAGGCATTTTTAAGTAATAAGCTAATAAAATATAAGACTAAAATGTAAAAGTCCATTTAAGGGGCAAATAAATGAATTTGAAGGAGGTTGCTGATTGTGTACAATTTAAGATTTGCAAAAGCTGAGCAAACACGTAAGGCAATTACTAATCAGCAACTGCAACAAATTAAAAGTATGTATCAGGAAATTGCTGATCAATATTCAAGAAGAATAGAAAATCTTTCAGGCAAGACAAATATAAGCTCAATACTTAGAACGCAGTATTTGAATGAATATCAAAAACAACTTGCTGATGAACTTGGCAAGGTAAATCGTAGGATTGAATCAAATATAAAGTCAGGAATGACTCATACAGCAGAAGCTGTATTGGAAGAAGAAATAAGAAGAGCTAAAGAACTAGGATTTGTTGGTATAACAGGAAAATATTCCAATATTCCTACTGATGTAGTTGAGACAATAATTTCCGGTCAATTATACCAAAGCGATTGGTCGTTAAGTAGTGCCATTTGGGGTACAAATAAAAAGATAAAGCAGGATTGTCAAAATATTGTAGCAAGAGGTATTGCGGCAAATAAAGGTGTGTATGAAGTCGCTAAAGATTTAGAAGCCTACGTAAATCCGGAAGCAAGAAAAACGTATAAATGGGCAAGAGATTATCCTGGTAGCAACAAAGTAATTGATTACAATGCTAGTAGATTAGCAAGAACAATGATGAGTCATGCATACCAAGAAGCTTTTGAGAGATCAACTGCAAAAGATCCATGGGTAGAAGCTTATCAATGGAATACCGGTCATAACAATAGAGTTTGTCCATTATGTATTGAAAGGGAGGAAAATGATTCATATGGATTAGGTCCAGGGATATATCCAAAAGGAGAAGTGCCACTAGATCATCCAAATGGTCAATGCTTCCTAACAATAGTTCAAACAAAAAGCACAAATGACGTTGTTAATGATCTAGCCAATTGGTATAATGGCACTGGAAATGAAAAGATGAATGGTTTAATTGATGATTTTGCCTATTCACTCGGCTATACTCCTGAGATGTTAAAAAAGACAGTAAATGCAGCAGGTGTGAGCAATTTAGAGTTTGTAAATGTAAATGATTATGTAAAAACAAAACTAACATCAGTGAAAGATAAATATAATTCGGCATTTGGAATAAGTTCGCCAATAAATAAAGTTGTTATGAATGAATCAGATTTTAGTGATTTAATGTCAGGAGCATATGCATATGTCAAGAAGGACGATAAAGCAACGTTGTATGTAAATCCTAATATTTTTAAAAGTGATTCTGATTTCTTAAATGCAGTTGGCGGAAGAATAAGAGCTTATCATAACAATGCAGACGTAGATTCTATTTTTTCGCATGAGCTGTCTCATGCAGTTGGTGTTGACATTGGAGATGAACAATACAAAGCCGTTGATTTTGCAGTTAATAATTTTATGTCGAAATATCAGAAGACAGCTATGGATATCGGATTGGCTGACTATCAAATAGCTGGTGAATACATAAGCAGATATGCTACGACATCGAAAGAAGAATTTTTTGCAGAAGCTTTTGCAGATGTTTACAAGAATGGAGAAAATGCAAACAAAATATCAAGAGATGTTGTTAAGTATGTAAAGGAGAATGTTAAATGGTAAGTGGAAATGTAGATTGGATGTTTGATGATAATTTTTATATAAAGAACGGCAAATGGCAATACAGCAAAAATGCTGATAAAAATTTAATAAAGCAGTTTGTTTTGTTCTTTAAGCAATTGAAAAAATAATTCAAAAAAAATCATAAAAAAGTGTTTACAAATTCGTAAATATGGTATATAATATAATCATAAATTAAATATTATAAATCAATTAAATCTATGGAGGTAGAAAAATGAGATACAACAAACCAGTTTATAGTAAAGAACAATATAAGAGATGGGATGCCGCAGAACAATACAAGCAAAAGATGTATGCAGAACATTCAAGCGAAACAATTAAAGATTATGAAGTAGCAGGATATACAATTAGATGTATTCAAAGAAAATATGATGCATGCATTGGTAAGGAAAATGAATATGGAATTCAGGTTTGGACAAAAGACCCAAATACAGTAAAAATAGAAGATGTAGTAGATGCTTGTGTATCAAATGACTGGTTTAATAATTGTAATGAAGCAAATGCAAGATTTAAAGAATTAAAAGCAATGTGCTATTAAATATTAAAAAATAAAAAATGATTAAGAGGATCAAGCTGGTAGAAATACCGGCTTATTCTTGTTTTAAGGAGAAAAAAGATGAATAAAAAAGTTGAAGTAATATGTGAAGAGTGTAAGAGCGAGTTTTTATTTGATACTGTGGAAATCAAACAGAAAGAAAAGGTAAAGATTGGTAATGACACCTTTGCGATAATCTATTACAAATGTCCTGAATGTGGAGCAATTCAATTAGTAGGGATGCTGAATTATCGAGCAAAACGAGTTAGAAATTCATATTTTGCAGCTTATGATTCCGTTAGAAAAATGGAAGTAACTGGAGATCATATGTTATGTCCGGTTATTTATAAGCAGAGAAAAGACAAACTTGAAAAATTAAAGTTAGAAAACACAGAATATCAGCAAATGCTTTTGAATCAATACAAGGACAAGATTCCTGCTGAAGTATTTGAGGAGGATGATACAAATGAATGATAATAAAAATATTATTGTTTGCGATAATTGTCATTGTAGAATAACGGTCATTGAACCTAAGCGTAAAGTTATAAATATTGATGGCAAAGTAATTGAGGTTGCTTGGTTTAATTGTAGAAATTGTGGAAAGCCATATCTCATAGAAGTAGTTGACTACACTGTAGAGAAGAAAAGGAAGAAGCTTGTTAAGATTAACAAAAGTATACAAAAGAAAAAGCAAAGAGGTATTTTTCCAACAGAGGAAAGAATCAAACAAGCAATCGAGTTAAAAGAAGACCTTATAAGCTACGAAATGAAGCTTAGGGATAAATGCAAGAATCTTATACCGCGTAATATTCTTGTTTAACAACAATTGCGGAGTATCTTGTGACCAACACATTAACTGGAAGAAAAGGAGATAAAAATGAAAAACAGAACAATTGAAAACATGTTAGAAAACACGTTACCACGAATGGCAACTAACTTACAGTTTTTTGCATCAAGTGGAGATCAGGATCGTGATGATGACGGTGATGATCAGAATGATGGCAATGATGATTCAGATGGTGACGACCATGACGATGATTCAGACGAAGGTGACAAAGACAGCAAAGACAATGAAAAGAAGTTTACACAAGCTGACATGACAGCAACTGCGGCTAAAGAGAAAAAGCAAGGACGTGCAGCAGCTTTTCGGGAGATGGGTTTTAAGTCTGAGAAAGAAGCAAAAGCTCAGTTGGAAGCTTTCAGAAAGTATCAGGAATCACAGTTAACTCCGGAACAGAAAACTGCGGCACAGATTCAACAGGCAAATGATGATAAGTCAGATGCTGAGAAGAGAGCAGAAGCTGCAGAAAATAAGTTAGCAGCTATTCAAGCAGGTGTAAAGAAGGATGCTGTTGATGATGCTGTTGCCATCGCAATGATGAAGGTTGAAGATGGTAAATCATTAGAGGATGTTCTTGGCGAGATGAAAACTCAGCCACGATACAAGGGTTTTTTCGATGGTTCAGACGACGATGATGATGGTGGAAAAGGTGGCACCGGTACAAGTGTTCGCCATAAATCATCTAAAAAGGATGAAGATGGAATCGGGAAAAGACTTGGTCAAGCACAGGTTAATGGAAATGGTGCTACAAAGAAAAGTAGCTATTTCAGAAGTTAATGTTAAGAAGGAGGATTGAAAAATGTTAAATCAATCAGGTATCGCAAAAACGAGTGGTCTTGCAAGAAAGACAATTCTTATTGACACTCAATTATTTTTCGCATTACCGTGTATGATTGCAGCAACGGGAGTTGAAGCCGGATCAGATGGTAAGAAGATCGTAAAAGCAGGAACACCACTTAAGGGCTCATTACTTAGCAGAGATGAAGCTTTTACAGTAGGAGCAAAGGATGACGCTGTTGTCGGTATTGCAGAACATGATGTAGATGTTACTGCAGGAACGGCAAATGGAGGTGTTATTGTATTTGGCTTTATTGATGAGAGTAAGCTTGATACAGATGTAGTTGCATTGCTTGATACTGCAAATACAGATTCAACAAAGCTTAGAGATAAGCTAGTAAAGATTACATTCTGTAAGTAGTAAAGGAGGGGTAAAAAGATGACAATTTTTGAATTAGTAACGTCAGATCAAATTACGGCTTATTGGGAGTCGCAAGCTCAAAACAGAAAACCTTATCTTGGTGAGGAGTTATTTCCATCGCAGCAAAAGTTAGGTTTGAGCATTAAATGGATCAAAGGGTCTCAGGGGTTACCGGTTGTGTTAAAACCATCGGCATATGATGTGGCTGCAAAGAAGAGAGATCGAATCGGATTCGATAAGTTAAACATGGATATGCCATTTTTCAAAGAATCTACGTATATTGATGAGGAACTTCGGCAGGAGTTAAATAAGGTACTTGAGACAGGAAATCAAGCTTATATTGATTCCATTATGAATCAGGTATTTAATGATACAACCAATCTTTTGGACGGTGCTGCTGCACAACGTGAGCGTATGAGAATGATGGCTCTTACAACTGGTAAGATCAGCATTAAGGCAAATGGCCAGAATTACGATTATGATTATGGTATTCCTAGCAATCACATGGTTGATTCTACAAAAGCATGGTCTGATCCAACGGCTACAATTATCGATGATATTCGTGATCTTATGGATCTGATTGAAGACGAGACTGGTGTTCGACCTGAAAGGGCTGTATGTTCAAGAAAGACATTCGGTTATATCAGAAAAAATAATGAGATTCGTCAGGCAATTCTTGGAAGTGATGCTACAGCACCAGTATCTGATACGAAGATTTTGGATTACATTATGGACGAGTTAAAGCTGGATGTTGTAGTATACAACAAGAAAGCGAAGGATGAGAAAGGAAACGAGTTCCAGTATGTTGCAGATGACACGTTTGCTATCTTTCCGCAGGGCAAGTTAGGAACTGGATGGTTCGGCACAACGCCAGAACAATCAGATCTTATGGCCGGTTCTGCTGCTAATGTATCAATTACAGATACAGGCGTTGCGGTTACTACATCAAAGAAAACTGATCCGGTTAACGTTGATACTAAAGTGTCTATGATTTATTTGCCTTCATTCGAGACAGCAGATCAGGTTGGTATTATTGATGTTACTGGTGCTTAATTTGGAGGTAGTATAACATGGCAATGGTAATTATTGAAAGAGACGGAAAGCAAGCAAAGGTTTCGTATGGTTCATTTAAGAACAGTTTTGAAAAGGTTGGCTGGAGGATCTCAGGTGCTTCAAAAAGCAAGCTTCATAAGTTGCCTAAGGAAAATACCAAGGGAGAGGCAAAAGCCTCTTCTGAGGTTAATGGTGAATCCAAGAAGGCATCTGAGACAAAGGACGAATGGGATGCAGCCGATGAAGAGCTTGAGATGGAAAAGTCAATTGATGAAATGGATATGAGTGAGCTTAAGAAGTTTGCGGAGTCCAAAGGAATCAATACAAAAGAGCTGAAGACGGTAGGAGCGCTTAAAAAAGCGATTAGGGCGGTAATGTAAGGAGGTGCTGATATGTCAGAACTTTCCAAACGCGAAAGAATTAAGAAATTGCTTAGAGAAGTAGAATGTCCATTTTTTAGTGACGATGATATTGATTTTTATTTGTCTGAAAATAATGGTAATGAAAATAAGACGTTGTATCAAATGTTTTTGATCAAAGCAGAAGATACGACATTAAGTGTATCAGGTCTTAGTTGTGCCGATACATCTAAATACTTTAGAAGATTGGCTCAAAGATATCGCCAAAATAATTCAAGACAATTAAAAGGAGGTTGATGCAAATGAAAGCACCAGACTTCCTTTTACATCGTTTAAAAGTGCAACTTGGCATGAGAGGCGTTGAATATACGTTTAGCAGGCAAGCAGTTGACAAGTTTGGTCAACCATTAGAAGATGTGCAAGAGCAGGTTAAGTTAAAAGGAATATACCATGAATCAAATGGTTACATTCAAACAACCGGATCTGATGCGACGATAACAAGGACAAAGAAAAGTCCAATGATATTATGTTTGCATGAAGATGGTATTAAGATCAAGCAAGGCGATTCAATTACAATTGAAGGCAAGCAATATAATGTATCAGGGATATTGAATGTTCAAAATTATTCAATAGCTTCTGATATATCTTTGGAAGAGGTGATTTAGATGCCACAATTCGAATGGGATATGAATATTGAAAATCTCAAACAAGGAATTGCTGCAGTTGATAAGAGAGCACAAGCTGCTGTTGAAATGTATACAAAGAATCAAGCTAAGAGGTTAGAATCTTATGCTAAGAAAGATGCACCTTGGACAGATAGAACAGGCATGGCTAGAAAGTCGTTAAATGCAACTACAAGCAAAACAAATACTGGAATAAGAATAACTTTGGCACATGGGGTTGATTATGGTATATGGTTGGAATTAGCGAATGAAAAAAGATTTGCTATCATAAAGCCTACTATTGAGTTACGTGGCAATGAAGTTCTTGAAGGGTATGCAAATTTGCTTGACAAGATGGGTTATTAGGAGGAGTCTAATGTCCGTATATGAAAAAGTGTTTGATAAGTTCAAACAAAATAATATTGATGTTTACCCTCCGAATACTCATAAGGGAGAGGTAAAAAATAAATATGTAGTTCTGTCAGATGGTGGAAGAACTAAAGCTGGCAATTTTACATCTCAGACAGTTCTATTGGACGCTTTGATATATGTACCTGGATCAAGATTTACAGATTTAGATCCATTTGCAGATGAAGTAAAAGGATATGCCGATGAATTATATCCATTAGTTATTCCAACTGGATATGAGACACCAGCTTTTTATGATGAAGCAATAAAAGGGTGGATGAAATCTGTAGAGTATCGTTATACTATACGTAATAAACATGTAAGATAGTAATAGTAAAGGAGGAAATAAGATGGCAGATAATGTAAAGCGTGGCACAGAAGTTGCGATGATTGATTGTGCACTTGTCGTTGTAAAGACAAAAGGGGTAAATGCAAAAAGCATTGGTCTTGATACGGCATCACAAGTAGAAGTTGCAATTGCTACAGAAACTACAGATGCAATTAAGCTTATTATTAAAGGTAAGTTAAAGGCACAGAAGAAAGCTACAACAACCGTTACAGGAAACACATTAACATTAACAGATAATGTACTGAATTTTGAGTTAGCTAAGATCCTTCAGGGCGGAACGATTAAGTATTGGACTTCTGATGATCATACGGAAACATCGACAGAAGCAACAACTTTTGGTATTGCAGGTTATGAACCACCGGTATCAGGAAGTGGTGACAAAGGTGAAACGTTTGACATGGAGCTTTATTCTGCTGTATATGATACATCGGGAGATATTGTTCAGTACGAGAAGATTGTATATCCAAATTGTACAGGTCAGCCATTTGGTGTAGGTGCACAGGATGATACATTCTATGTTGGTTCGATTACGATTGATAGTGCTCCGTCAAAAGGTCAAGCACCATACTCAATCGATACTGTATTTGAATTGCCAAAGTTTGAATCATAATTTGAGTACAATGTAAAAAGGAGAATGTAAAAATGGAGAATAAAGTTACAAGTATAACGACTTTGAAAAGCTATATGAAAGGTACTTTAGTTAAGCTTCCTTCTTTTGGACCGAACCAAGATTTTTGGGCTAGATTAAAGCGTCCTTCAATGTTGGATATGATTAAGAATGGAGAAATTCCCAATTCATTGTTGGATACAGCAAGTAGTTTATTTGCTGAAGGAACACAGATGCTGGAAGGAACAAATTCTGATGCTGTAAAAGAATTGTTTGATGTTATTGATAAGCTTTGCGAAGCAACATTTGTTGAACCAAAATATAATGATCTTAAAGAAGCAGGTATTAAACTTACAGACGAGCAAATGATGTTCGTTTTCTCTTATACCCAAAACGGTGTAAAGGCGTTAGAATCCTTTCGTGAGGACGCCAAGGATATTGAGCATATTACAGATGAGCAGAATCTACAATTGCTTGCCAAGTCAGATACTGAGAATTGAAGATGATTATACAGCTTATTGTTTTGATGAAGCATGTGCTTTGATTATGTCTAAAATAGATAATGATGAGAAGCCGAAGTTTAAAAAAATAAAAGAAAAACAAAAAAATCAAGTAAAGAAAAAGGCAAGAATGCTACCAAGCGAGATCTATAAGAAGTTTGATAAGCAATAAGTGAGGTGAGGTTTTAATGAGCGTCAATTTAGGTACTGCGGTTGGCTATTTAGATTTAAATACGTCTAAGTTTACGATGGGCTTTAAGCAAGCTATAACAGCAACTAAAGGATTTAAGGATGGAACTAGCGGAGTGGCAAGTGCTTTAAAAGGTGTTAGTAACGGAATGTCTACAATTGGTAAAGACATGACTTTGAAAGTTACTACTCCAATAGTTGCAGCCGGAGTAGCAGTAGTTAAAACCTCAGCTTCGCTTGAGCAAAGCCTTTCGAAAGTAAAAGCTATATCAGGTGCTACTGGCGATGATATGGTTAAGTTAAAAGATAAAGCTATTGAGATGGGTGCTAAAACAAAGTTTTCTGCTACAGAAGCTTCTGATGCATTCACTTATATGGCAATGGCTGGTTGGAAGACAAACGATATGTTAAACAGTATCGATGGTATAATGAATCTTTCAGCAGCAGATGGATTGGATTTAGCAACTACGTCTGACATTGTTACAGATGCAATGACAGCATTTGGATTAGCAGCAGATGGAACTACAAAGATTGTAAAAGATGGATTTGTTAAAGAGGTTTCAAATGCATCACATTTTGCAGATGTAATGGCCTCAGCAAGTTCAAATGCAAATACAAATGTTTCGATGCTAGGTGAATCATTTAAGTATGTAGCACCAGTTGCCGGATCGTTGGGGTATTCAGTAGAAGACACAGCAGTTGCGTTAGGTTTAATGGCTAATAGCGGTATTAAAGCATCGCAAGCTGGTGCAGGATTAAGAGCCGCTTTAACTAATATGGTTAAGCCGACAGATACAATGCAAGCCGTTATGGATCGTTATCATTTATCATTAACAAACACAGATGGTTCAATGAAATCGCTTAGTGAAGTAATGGAAATGCTTAGAACGAAGATGGGTGGTCTTTCAGAAGCAGAACAAGCAAGTGCAGCAGCAGCTTTGTTTGGAAAAGAAGCTATGTCAGGAATGTTAGCAATTATAAATGCAGCTCCAAGTGACTATGATAAGTTGACAAAGGCTATAAATAATGCAGATGGAACTGCAGAAGATATGGCAAATACGATGCAAGATAATTTGAATGGTCAGATTACTATTCTAAAATCAAACTTAGAATCTCTTGCAATATCTATAGGTGATTTAATCATTCCTTATGTTAAAAAAGTTGTTGAAAAAATACAAGAAGTTGTTGTTTGGCTAAATAGCTTAGATGATAAGACTAAAGATAGAATTGTAAAAATAGCAGCAATAGTTGCAGCTATCGGGCCATTACTTTTAATTATGTCAAAAGTAATATCTATAGTATCGTTAGTTATAAACGTATTTAATAAATTAACAGTTGTTGCAGGATTAGTTGCCAACCCAATTGGATTATTGATAATAATCATAGGATCTTTAGTTGCAGCATTCGTTAATCTTTGGAACAAGTCAGAAGCGTTTAGAAGTTTTTGGATAAATCTTTGGAATAAAGTGAAAGACACAACTGGTACAGTTGTAAATGCAATTATAGATTTTTTTACAAAAACATTACCTAATGGGTTTGAAAAAGCAAAGACGAAAATTAAGCAGTTTCCTGAAAAGATCGTAGAGTTTTTTAAAAACTTGCCTGAAAAGATTGGGTATGTTATAGGGCAAGTTTTAGGGCATATTGTAAAGTTTGCAGCAGAAATGCCAGGTAAGGCAAAAAAAGTAGGCAAAGACTTTGTTGATGGAGTAGTTAACTTTTTCAAAGAATTACCGATAAAAATTGCTACTTGGTTAGCAAAAGTAATTTTAAAGGTGGAAAAATTCAAAAAAGAATTTCCTGAAAAAGCAAAAGAGGCAGCAAAGAATTTTGCTGAAAGCTTGATAAAGAAACTTAAAGAATTACCTGGTAAAATGCTAAAGATTGGCAAAAATATTGTTGATGGTATTGTTAATGGTATAAAAAATTCTATTACAAATGCAAAGAAAAATATAAGTGAATTTGCCGGTGGTTTAGTTGATGGATTTAAAGATGCATTGGATATTCATTCACCGTCTAGGGTAATGAGAGATCAAGTCGGAGCTCAAATTGCAAATGGTATTATAGTCGGCATTAAATCAAAGAAAGGTGCAGCTAAAAAATCAGCGTCAGAATTGTCACAAGAAATTGTTAGTGCAGCAGAAAAGAAGCTTGATTGGCTTGAGACATTTAATAAGATTTCTGTTGCTGAAGAAGTAGCTTATTGGAGAAAGATATATGATTCTACCAAGAAAGGTTCAGATGCGAATTTAACAGCATACAAGAATTATGTGTCAGCAAAAAAATCTTATAATGAGGAATTAAAGACACTAGAAGATGATTATAAAGAAAAAGTAACAAAGGTTTATGATGACTTAAAATCAAAAGTAAAGGAGTTGTCAGATGCATACAAAGAGCAAGTAAATTCTCGTAAAGAATCTTTATTGTCTGCATTTAAGTTATTTGATAAATATGAAATTTCTTCTGACAAAAATGGAGAGGATTTGACTAGTAATTTACAGTCACAAGTTGATGCATTAAAGCAATTTAATACACAGATGAGTAAATTGGAAGGAAGAAACATTTTACCAAAAGCTTTGATAGAAGAGTTAAGAAGCCAGGGTGTTGCGGCTACTGGTGAATTAGAAGCACTAAATTCATTGACGTCAGATAAGTTGAAAGAGTATGGTGATCTTTGGAAACAACGGAATAAGTTGGCAAAAGAGGAGGCTGAAAGAGAGAATCAGGAAGCTTATGCAAAGTTGCAAAAGAATATTGAGAAAGCTAATAAAACAGCATATGAAAAGCTTGATAAGTTACAAGCAAAATATGACAAGAAATTGACAAAAATGAAAAAGGATGCATATAGCGCAGCAAAGACAATTGGAAAGAAAACTGGTCAAGGAATAGTTGATGGAATTAAAACGAAGAAAAAAGAAATTGATAAAACTTTAAGTAGCCTGCAGAAAAATATAAATTCGTATATGAGCAAAATAAGCAGTAGCTTAGAAAAAGTAAAGTATACAGCAAGTGAGTTTTCGAATGTTGGAGTAAGTTCACATAGACAAGGTCTAACATATGTTCCATATGATGGATATAGAGCAATTTTGCATGAAGGAGAAAGAGTACTTACCAAAGAAGAAGCAAAGGCAAATAATGTATTAGGTGATACTTTCATATTTAATAGTCCAAAGGCTATAGATGAAAGAGAAGCAGCAAGGCAAATGAAACTTGCAAAAAAACAGTTAGCCATGGATTATTAAAGGAGGTGAAAAGTATATGGTTGACAGTATAAAAATTAAGAATAATGCAACTAACTCTATTAAGAGTTTTGATATGTCAGAGGCTGATTATTTGATATATGAAGGTGCAATAGATTGGGGAAATGTTTCTGTAAATCACAATACATTTTCGTATCCTACGCAAATAGGCTCATACATAACGAATACGGTAATTGGAACGAGAGATGTGTCAATAAATGGATGGATCATCGGTGATACATTAGACGATATAAACAGAAAGAAAGAGGAGCTATCAAAGCTTATAAATCCGCTTGAACAGATTACGATATATGTTGGTGATTATTCGATGCATGGAAAGCCAAGCAGCAATGTGACATATAGTAAGGAATACGCCGAAAATAACGAAGTTTGCTGTAAGTTTTTGATACAGGTACTTTGCGATTATCCAATGTTTATATTGACAAATCCATTGACACCAGAGATTGGAAAAATATTTGGTGGTTTCATGTTTCCGTTGATAATACCAAAAGAAAAAGGTATGATAATGGGATATAGGCGAAGAAGTTTATTTGTATCGATCGACAACCAAGGCAGCATAAGTGTTGGTGCAAAGATAAAAATATATGCACACGGAACTGTTAATAATATTGAGATAACTGATGTTGTGACAGGAAAAAAAATCAGAATAAACAAAGTACTTAGTAGTGGAGAAGTAGTTGAGATAGATACCAATGCTGGAGAAAGACACGTTACAGGCATTGTAAACGGTACAGAATATGATTACATCCAATATTTTGATTATGATTCAGATTGGCTACAATTGCAAACAGGTGTCAATACATTAACATTCAGATCATATTCAAGTGATAACATTGCTGATGAAACTTACAAAAGAGCAGAAGTTATTATAGAGTACAAGTCAGCAATATATAATATACCGGAGGAATAGAAGATGAGACTTGAAGTATTTGATTTTGAATTAAATCGCTTAGGCTTGATAGAAATGTACTCTACTATAACTTATACTCTTAAATTTGTAGATGTTGGGAGTTTTGAGCTTAAATGTGCAATAAATAAGCAGAATGTTAAACTTATTCAGAAAAATCGTTTTCTATGGATAGAAGATGAAGTATGTGGTATTATTCAGTATATAAGTTCATCTACAGATGATGGCACTATAACTGCTAAGGGAAAACTTGCAAAAGAAATGTTGAATTGGCGGTGGGTTTATCCATGCTTTGTGAAGACTGGAGAGCCTGCTGCATTAGCTGAAAGTATCGTTAATATTCATTGTGTGAATCCTTCTGAGTCTAAGCGTAAGATGAGAGGGCTTGTAATTGGCAATGCAGGATACGTTATTAACAAGCCACATATAACGTACCAGAAGACAGGAGATACAGTTCTTACTTCTGTCCAAAACATTTCAACAGCAAATAATCTTGGTTTTGAAATATATTTTAATCCAAGAAATGTAAATCCATTTAAGTTTGTTATGTTGGAAGGGAAAGACAGGACGATTGGAAACAAAGACGGAAATAAACCAGTTGTTTTTTCTAGGGATTTCGAAAATATTGTATCAGGTAGTTATGAATATAATGATGATAGTTTTCGTAATATAGCTTTAGTTGCTGGGGAAACTGCCGACGGATCTAACAATGAGAATGCAGCAAGGACATTTTTAGTTGTAGATCAAGCAGGAAGTGAGAATGTGTCTAGTTTTTACCGAAAAGAACTTTACGTTGATGCAAGGGACTTACAATCAGAATACTCAGAAGAAGCAACTACAAAAGATGATGAAGGAAATGATGTTACTGAAACCGTTCAGAAGAAAATGACTGAGCAGGAGTATAATGCAACATTGTCAAACCGTGGCTTTGAAAAGATGGGAGAAACTTTAGTTGAGGAATCATATGAATCTCAAATAAGAACTGATGCGAGGACAATATATCAGTTTGGAAAAGATTATACATATGGTGATTATGTTACCGTAATTGACAAAAGTTTGGGAATAATGCTGAATGCACAAATTACTGAGATGCAAATTGTTTACGATGCTAATGGTTATGATTATATACCAACTTTTGGGAATAGCGTTCCAACGATACTAAAAAAAATAAAACGAATAATATAGGTGGTGATAGTAATGGCAGAAACAAGTGGATTTTTTAATGCTGAGATGATAGAAGAGGATGGTTCGACAGCATATGATAGAATATACTATGCAGATCAATTTGCTTATTATTTTAGTAAATTCATCTCAAACGGTGTTTATATCAATCCTGCTACACAATTAAAAGTAACATCGAAAGGTGAATTGAAGTTAAATGTAGCGGTTGGCGATGCATTCGTAAATGGTTACTGGTATAAGAATGATGAGAATTTTGAAATGCAGTTAGCACAAGCAAACGGGGCATTGCCTAGAATAGATAGAGTTGTATTACGATGGGATTCGATAACACGTTATATCAATCTTGCAATATTACAAGGCAATCCAGCAGCTACACCAAGTGCAAAGAACCTCACAAGAAATGCCGATACGTGGGAACTTGGCCTTGCAGACGTGTACATTGAAAGAGGTGCTCTATCTATTTCCGATGCGAATATAACCGATCTCAGGCCGGATAGAACGTATTGTGGATATGTTGCAGGAGTTGTAAACCAGATTGACACAACAAATCTTTTTGCACAATTTACAGATGCATTTGAACAATACTATGAAAAACAAGTAACAACTTCAGATAAATTTAGTTCTGACCTTGCTAAAAAATATAATGATTATGCAGTCCTTGCAGAAACTAACTTTGGAAAGTGGATGACTGATACAAAGGGCGATTTTGATACATGGTATGAAACTATTCAAGCTATGCTTAGTGATGAAGAAGCAGTTAAACTTGCGAATCAAATTGCAGAGTTAAAAAAACAGTTTCAATTGCTTGCATTAAGAGGGTTAAAAACAGATCTGTTTGAGTTGGAGTCAAATAATGGTTCTGTATTTACGGAAAATGCACAGAATGCATACGTATTCTTGAAGCAGATATATGGTAAGTCTGAGATAGTGAATGATGCGTTCATTAGTGTTGGTGAATCAGGCACACTTGAATTTGACTCAGTTGATGCAACGAATGAGAATATAAGCAGTGTTAAGCTAACAACGGGAATGCCTTTGAGAGGATTTGCTATTGATGATGTATCTGCTGCAAATTATACTGATGTAAATGGTAAATATTGGTTATGTGATAGTATAGAGCTTTCTGTCGACGGTTATTGGTATTGTATTAAAAGAGTTGGTAGTATTTTGTCATATAGTTCTGAGGATGTTGGAACTATTTATAAGACGGCAACTGGGACTTTAGACAAAGGAAAGCAGGTACTTTATAAGTTAAGCAATTATGTTGTCTCTAAACTTACTGATGAAGAACAAGGTCAATTGTCTGAATTGCTTTCTTATGGAGGAGGTAAGTTGCCAGCTATAACTGGAAGTAATGCAGCGGAAGCTATTCAATTGCATGTAAAACAAAATGCTACAGATGAAAATGGTGCGCATAACTTAAGATTTAGAAACGGTTCATTGCAATATAAAGAAGGAAATGAATGGAAAGATGCAAATTATACTGATGCAAATTTTACAGTAGATTCTAAGATGTCTGACACAAGTGAGAACCCAGTTCAAAATAAGGTAATCAAGAAATATGTTGATGAGCATGCTCCAAGCATCACAGTAGACTCAGTGATGTCCGATTCTAGTGCCAATCCAGTTCAAAATAAGGTAGTAAAAGCATATGTAGACGCTAAGAAAGT